CACCAGCACACTCACCCTCCCCAGACAGACAGCGCAGCCCGCGCAGCATCCTGCGACACATGCAGATAATGCCGCGTCGACACCAGCGTCGAGTGCCCCACAATCTGCCGAATAATTTCCGGGTCCACCCCAGATTCCAACATCAATGACACCATCGTGTGACGCGCAGAGTGCAAGTCCACATCACGCACCCCAGCCCTAGCGCACAGCTCATGCCACGCAGCATTGTCATCCCCCGAAACCAGTGGCCTCCCCACACCGTCAGTAAAGACCAGCCCCTCCCCCGTTGTTTCAGCCTTCCAGTCACGCATCGCTGCCGCTAGCGCCGGAGTCATCGGGGTAACACGGATCGACGCGGCTGTTTTCGGACGCTGCAACCACAGCCCCAGGTATGCGGGGCGTAGCTCGAAGTCTTCCCGCGCATCCGGTTCACGCAGTTCACAGCGCGCAGCAGACACTCCTCGCTGACACAAGCAGCCTTGCCCGTGCCTCCACGGCACGCGTTGCAGCTGCCATGACAGGTCTACCGCTTCCATGCCTGGGGTGAGGTTAACGCGGTCCCATTCCAGCCCTAGGCATTCGCCTTGCCTGGCCCCGGTTTGCAGCGCCATTATCCACCGTGCACGCCACATTGGTGGTTCGCCTTGAATTGTGGTGAGCAGGGCTTTGACTTCGGCGGCTGATAGGGCTTCTCGTTCACGGCTGACAGCGCGGGGCTTGTCCATCTTGTCGCAGATGTTGAGGGCGACTTTGTCTTCACGCACTGCGTCTTTCAGGCATTTCGATAGGGTGTTATGGACGGCTTCGACAGTACGTGAGCTGGCCCCGCCATCACGCATGACCGCATGCAGGTGGCGTACATCGTCGGCAGTCAGTGCGTCGAGTTTCCTGGCGCCTATCGTTGGGATGACATGCCTACGGCCATACGAGCGGTAGTTTGCGAGCACATTGGGGCGCACCCGCTGCGCTGCTATCTCTTCGCACCAGTGCGTCCACCACTGCCCCACGGTTGGCGTGGTGCCGGTGGTGTAGGTTCCGGTGGCGATTTGGCGTGCGATTTCACGACGGCGGACCACAAGGTCGTTCTTTCGCATCGCGGTGACTTCACGACGTCTTGGTTTACCGTCCGGGCCGACACCGGCGTTAACCATGAAGCCGAAACGGCCATTCTTCTTCTTGTAGATGTTGCCTAACGTAACACTCATTGGGGGTACGCATCCTTTACTTGAGGGCAGTGCTGCAAGGCATGCAGATTCGCTGCACCGCCGATTCCACCCCAGTCCAACCGGTTCCACTGCGCAACATTGGGCAGCAACCGACGACCTGGGGAAACGTCACTATATGCTGCCTAGAATAGCATAAAGGTTTAGCTTCCCAAGCTGAGAGTGCGGGTTCGATTCCCGTCGTCGGCTCCAAGGTCATTGGGGGTTTTGGGGTTTTGTTTCGGGTGTGGTGCTGCGTAAAGGCATGCACTTGCCTTGTGGGTATGGTAAACCCCCGCTGATTGTTGGTCGAGCGGGGGTGTAATCATGCTGCGTTGGGCAACGGGTGTTAGATGCGCTGGAATAGGGCGTGTGCTTGGTCTGGGGGCCAGTGGGCGGCGGTGGTGTGGGCTGACAGCACCTTGTAGCGCTGGCCTTGGTACTCCACAATATCGCCAGGCTGGACTGGTAGGTCGGGCGCGAACTGGATGACAGGTGTCCCATCGCCTGTGGTGTTAGATGGGGTGACTGCTGGCTTCACGATGCTTGTGATATCCGCCCATATAAAGCTGTCCACCCCTGTCGCGCCTGGTTCCCAATGATTCAGGCCGGGGTGGCGTGACTCCCACACACGCTCATTGTGGGCAACTACCGCGCCATGCAGATACATGCGGGAGTGGTCAGTTCCGGGGTTCTCCCACGGTGGAATAGTGGCCGGGGTTTGGGTGGCCTCTTCCACGGTGGAGGCGTTCGGCTTGTCGAGTTTGCCAGCGTCTTGTAGTTCGGTGATTAGCTGCGCTTGGGCTTGTTCGACTTGCGGGCGGGCTTGGCGTTCTTGGCGGATCAGGATGATTTCGTCGAAGACGTGCTCGAATTCTTGGTCTGTGATTTGGCGTAGGGCTGTGGTGATTTCGTCGATGGTCATGGGGTGAGTGTGGCCGGGTGTGGGGGTTGTCCCCTACCCCCGGCGCGGTCACGCGGTGACGTAGGTCAGCATGCCCCAGACCCTGCTTTCGGCGCGCAGGGTGGCGACTACCCCGTCCACACTGACTTTGAGTGTGGGGGCTGCTACTCCGTCGCGCACATCACCGCTGTGCACAATGTTTTCGCACTGTGTGGCTGGCCTCCACCCCAGCGGGAGGGTGAATGTGGTGTCTGGCTGCATTGATATGCAGGTGATGGTGACGATGCCGCTTTTGCGGGTCGCGGTCCACCCTGGGCCGGTGAGGCGCTGGGTGGTGTCGATTCGTCTACGCGCCACAGTGTCCACCCCCTACGGGGCTAGCCACGCTATCTGTCCGTAGCACTTCTCCGTAGCACGGAGCACCGCCACCCTGCCGGTCGGCCACACCGCCACCGACGGTGGGATAGCACCAGCCTCGGCCGGGCCCGCCATGATGGGCGCCTCCGTGATTGATGAGGGTGTCCACCCCGCGGGGATAGTGACCTCCGCATCGGCAGGCATACCATTCATGGAAAAGACGACTAGCCCGGCGTGCTTCTCGATTCTCCACCCTGGGCCTGTGAGCCGCTGCGTGGCGTCGATTCTCCTGCGCCCCACCTACACCACCTGTGCCTTTAGCGCAGGTAGGTGATGGACCCCCAAGCCGCATCGGTAGCACCCAACAGGTTCGCGACGCCGGAGGGGTAGACGCACAAGCGCGCCCCCAGTGGTGAGTCCGTGGGTGCGAGTGCCGCAGCCCGCACCGCCTGCGACGGCCTCCATGCTGCGGGGACTTCCCACCGCCAATCCGGTGAGACTCCCTGCAACGTGATAGTAATGACATCGCCGGACCGTGAGGCTGTGAACTTGTCGCCGTCGATGATTTGCGTCGCGCTGATTTTCCGCCTGGCCAATTACGCCACCCCCCCCCGCTACGAGAGCGGTTAGGCGGGAACCTGGTAAATCGTCACGCCCAGCAATGTCGGCTTCGACGGGTCCTCCGTCGAGACGAACGGCCTCACCGTCCCTTCCTTGTCCATGATGACGCGGACGATTCGCCCCTCGTGTGGCCCTTTCATCCCGAACAGGACTCGCGGCCCGGCGTAGATCGACATCCACCTGTCCTCGTCGAAATCCAAAACCAGCTGATGCACACCGGCTGGCAGCCAAAAATCGCTGGCTGTGTCCTTTGGCCCACGACCGGCCACTATCTCGCCGGGCGTGGAGCCCTCCGTCGTGACTGGCTTGATGACCAGCGACCGCACCGGCCCGGTAACTCTTCTGAGTCCCATTTAGCACCACCCCAACCAGCGCAAAAATCGCCCTACGAGGTAGGGGGGGGGGGATTCAAAATCTTGTAGTCCACAAGAACCTCCGTCTCATCAGTTGGATTCAAAACACGCACCACCGGGCCTCGACGGCCCGTAACGATGCCGGTCAAGGTGTGCAAACCACCAGCAGCGGTGTGCTCAGCAAACCAGGTATCGTTATCCCAGTCGTACAACCGCACACCACCACAGCCCGTCGCCGTCGCCGTCACCCGCAAAGTGCCCTTACCGCCCAGCGGGTACGGGTTCGGGTCACCTCTACCGAGCGTGCAATTCACCCACCCAGAACCAGGCTCCGGCACCAACCGCACACACCCCGAACCACCAATCAGCTTTCGCCTACCCATTTAGTAAACCTCCCAAACTTCACCCGTATCAACAACAAAAATCTTGTCCCCCGGCCTCGCCTTCCGCTCCGTCGCATCCAACTCACCAGCCGACTTCACACACCAAGCATTCGGACGCGCCCCAATCTCCGCCTGCAGCCCATTCACGTCCCCAATGCTGTGCTTGTGCGAACTGGCAGCCTTGCTATTGAGTGCAGCATCCAAACCTGTCACATCGCCTGTGGAATGCTTATGCGCCGACGGAGGGAACGTTGTAGGCTTCCCCCCTACTTGTGACCACAGGTGTGTATGCCCCGTATCCGCTTTCCCGCTCAAAGTGTCAGTCAGACCATCGACCTCACCGACCGTATGCCGGTGCACCTTGTTCGCTTTGCCCGCCAGAGTCGTGTCAAGATTCCGAATATCAGCCTGGTCATGCTGGTGGGCCTTCTCTGCCTTGGTAGACAGCCCGTCGGTAAGCGCGGTGACCGTGGCTTTAGCATCAAGCGCGCCCTGTAACCCGGTCACATCTGCGATAGGGTGCCCATGCTGCTTAGCAGCCTTGGAGGCAAGACCAGCAGTCACAGTGTCCTTATCGGCTTTAGCGGCCAGGCCGTCGTCGACATACTTTTTGGTGGCCGGGTGCGCTGCAGCCGTCGGCACACCCACCGTGAACAGGCCAGCCGCATCATATTTCACGACCAGGCCAGCAGCCGGAGTGCTGGAAGCGTCCGTCACATCTTTCGACTGGTGTGTATGCCCCTTATCCGACTTCTTCCCCAGACCAGCGGTGACTGTATCCGCATCCGCTTTCTTATCCAGTGTTGCTTTCACTTTGGCGATAGTGTCAGCAGCGGCAGCCTTCGCAGCTTCACGCGTTACGTCTGACATCGGGATACGCGACAGCACCTGTCGGCCTGTCTCCGAGCGGCCCCACACGACCAGGTCGCCACCCTCCACCACAAGCGTGTCCACTGAAACACCCTGCGGACCACGAATGATTGGTTCCGGTGCGTTCGCGAGTGGTGCTGCTGTGGTCAGGTCGACCTCCCCGTCTGGGATAGCGTCGAAGATTACGTCGCGCAGTTTGAGGGGTACGCCTTGGGATTGCAGATTGCTAAACCGTGCACGCCAGCGAATCAACGACGGTTCCGACCCGTCACCACCAGCAAAAAGTTGCACACCCACCCCGCCACGGTGCATGACCAGACCATCACTAATCCGCACCTTAATTGGGGTGAGCACCACCGTGACAGGCCCATCCACCGTCTGCACCTGCACACTATCCCCATCACCAAGCATGGGGTAAAACGTCACCTCACCATGCACCTGCTCAACCTCTGGCGCACGGTCATCGTCGAACCCGTCCACGTGCACAGCCTTAACAGCGCGCTTGACGGTGGTGAAATGCATACTGGCCTCCTAAATCTGCAGGTATTCTGTCGGAATCTTCGGTTGTCCAACCTTCGAAACCTGCCGCACGGACAGCTCCGTGTACTCGTCCCCCAATCGTGCCTGCGAAAACGGGGAAGACCCACGGTTCGCATTCGCCCACGTCTGAACGTAAATGTAGTCCCCAACCTGCACATCGAACGTTGCATGCAGCTGCGCAGTCCACGCATCACCCGCATCATGCCCGACTACCATTGCCCGATCGATTTGGCTGCCGTTGCGCATGTGCGTGATATCCACCTTGACCTGATTGCCAATCACTAGCGCAGGCTTACCAGGGATGTACAGGCGCAGATTGACTTCCCACTTGCCAGCGTCCAAAAACTCCACGCCACCATAGAGCTTCCCCCCGTCGTTAATCTTGGTTGACCTGCACCCCGACGGTGTGGCTTTCTCAACGTTGAAATCAACTGTCTGCCACGTCGCCGGAACCGTGTACGCGCTCGACACTGACCACGCCCCGTGGTTCGTCAAGTGCACCAGCCCAATCGCCTCCGTCAACGCGAACGTCGCACGGTTCGTCGCCCGAATCGCAGCAGTATTCGCAGCAGACGCAGCATTCGCAGACACCACAGCCCTGTTCGTCGCAGCAATCGCCCGCGAATTTGCCTCATTCGCGACCGACATCGACGACACCGACGCGTTCGTCGCAGCAACAGCCTTATTCGTAGCAGCGATAGCATTACTGTTTGCTTCCACTGCCGCGTTCGTCGCCGCCTGCGAATGACTAATCGCCCCCACCGCCCGTGAATTCGCAGCCGACGACACCGCGATAGCCTGCACAGCTCTAGAGTTCGCATCCGACGACACTGTCACAGCAGCGACAGCCCGGTTCGTTGACCGGATAGCCTCACTGTTCGCTTCCACCGCTGTATTCGTCGCTGCAATCGCAGTCGAGTTCGCCTGAGAAGCTTTCGTCAACGCATCAATCGCAGTCTTACGGCCCGCCTCTGAATTCAAATCAGCCGACGCAGCACGCTTGTTCGCCGATGCAGCTGACGAAACTGACGACTCCGACTTAGTCAATGCTGTCCCTGACTCATTCAGCGCGTTCGACGCGTCCTGTCGTGCAGCCTTAGCGTCCGTCAACGCATTCCCCGCAACACTTAATGCTTGGTTTGAGCGGTGCACACCATCCGCGGCTTTCGCCAATGCTTTCGCTGAATCTTGCAGTGCAGCATCCGCGATTGTGCGCTGGTCAGCTGCCTGCGAGAGCGCTTCATCCGCCTTAGCGCGTGCGCGGCTTGCATCCGCCAATGCGTCCTTGGCCACCTGTAAATACTCGTTCGATGTTGCGATAGCTTGGCGGGCTTGGGCGACAGCGGCGTTCGACTCCGATAGTGAAGCGTTCGACTGGTCCAGTGATGCACGGGCTTGTCTGCGCGCATTCGCAGCGTCGGTGAGGGCCGCTTCTAATTCTTCCAGGGCTTTCGCTGAATCTTGGCGGGCCTTATCCGATTCTTCCAGGGACTGTTCCGAGTTGACCAGGGCTTCACGGGCGCGTCGAATCAGTTCATCCACGGTGGGTTTTTGTGGCATGATTTCGGCCAGCTTGAAGAATAAGTCTGGCCTGATTCCGAACGTGTCAGCCCTAGTTAGCCCGTTGTATGGGTTGACTTCTCCCTCTTTTGGTTCGGGGAGTTTTTGGAAGTCGTCGAGGTCTTCGGATGACCTGAAATCACGTTCTGTCACAACGCCCCCTTTACGAGTACTGGTTGTTGACGGGCATTGCCATGAATGTCAGGCCCGCGTTCTGCCGTGTGAACTCCCATGCGCCCGCCGAGCCGTACACCTTTTCCAAGACGACATAGATGGTGGTGGCCGTGTTGGCTTTGACCACTCCGTAGGTTGAGCCGGGGGTTGCCGTTGCCGTTGACCATGGGTGAATTGAGACGTATTGCAGTTGGCGGGCGTTGCGCACACCGACACCGTGACCGATGATGTCTCCCTTTTGGGCGTTACCGACGCGCACGTCCACGTTGAGCTGAATGCCTAAATCTGACCACCATTGCAGGTGCCCGCCAAGCACGACGGGTCGCCAGTCGAACGGCAAGCCGGGCACCGTGTACGACGCGATGAGTTTGCTCTGGAAGTTCGTCGACCCAATCAGTTTCTGTTCAGCGCTCGTAAAATCATTCGGCCCCAGCATCCATGGTCCGATAGGGCTAAGGACGTTGCGAGGTGCCCACTTCTGGCCGTTCCAAGTGAGCGCTTCCCCTACTTCTGGATTGCGTGATAAGTCGACGTCCGGGGAGCTGGAAAGGTTGGACGCTTCACCGATTTCACCTTGTTTGCCTTGTGGCCCCATTGGTCCTTGTGGGAGCACGAAATCAAGCACAAAGGTGTCCGGGGTGGACGCTGCTTGGTTGACGCTAACTTTGGCTGCACCACCGGGGGTCACAGAGCCGATTTGCACGCGGGGTGTGACACCAGGTTCACCGCGTAGGCCGATGAAGTTGGGGATCTCAAAGTAGTCCGCGCCGTCCCATACCCATAGGGACTTTGACTTGGTGTCTGGGAATGCTGCACCGCGGTCTACGTCGCGTAGGTTTTGGGGGAGTTGGCGTTTGTCGGTGATGAGGTTGCGGAACCAGAAGCCTGGGCCGGGATCGCCTTTTTCGCCTTTTTCGCCGCGCAGGCCACGGGGCAATTCCAAATAGGCGGCTTCGGGGGTGACTTCGATGGTGGCGCGCTGTGTTGCCATGACATCTTCGGTATCGACCCAGCGTAGGACGAGTTTTGTTTCGAGGTCTTTGTAGGTGGGGACGGTATCTGCCATTGAAGCTCCTTTGATTGTTCTTCGGGCAGGATTACTGGGTGGGTGGGTTGTCCCAGCGTGAGCGCACCGAAACCATGTCGGTCCTGACGCTACTGCTAATCAAAAGCCCCACCTGAACGAGTGGGACTGTGCGCTATTGGTGTCGTTTCCATTCGTCGAATGTCTGGAATGGGGGCCGGGGCAAACCTAATCCGACTAACCACCTGTTGTATTCTTCCTGGTCCTGCACGTCTTTTTCCAAGGCCGTCACCCGCTTGGATAGGTCCATCACCTGGCCGGAGAGCAGCTGCACGGTGGGGACCAACTCGACGGCCTGCTGTGCCTGCTGCTCAAGCTGTTTCACGTCGACCGCATCCGACTGTGCGCGCTTGTCAGCGGTGCGTTTGAGAACACCCGTAGCCACCGTGCCAAGCACCACGACGACGACGGCCAAAAGGGAGTAAATGTTGTCCACCTCATTTGGCATTCACGACCACCTCCAAACGGGAACCACGCCAAACGTCCCTGGCAATAAACAGGCATAGGAACGCGATAACCACACCCCACTTATCCCCATGCGCGACCAACAGCACACCACGCAGTGTCAGCAACCCCACCGTCAGCGCCAGTGTTGTTGCAGCGAATCGGCCTGCCGGGAGCCACACAGCAGCAATGTTCGCAACAGCGACAGTGCCCCACAGCACGACCCAGCCGGGAGTTGCACCGTCCACCAGCGCCCAAAGGGTAATGATGCTGGTCATCGTCGCAATCAGCAGGAACAGTGACGCGTCCGTCATCGCCCATGCACGCATCATCACACCATGCGGGCGCCAGCGTTCTGGCAGTCTGTCAATCGGCATAGCGACCTCCTAGCGTGCAGCGATGTACGACTGGTAGTCAATTGCAGGGTCCACAACGGCAGGCACATCCACCGCCACGTCCGGGGTGTCAGCCGGGGCGTAGGCAGCAATTCGCATCGCCATCGACGGGGTCAACTCCCCCTTAGTCAATGCAGACAGGCACGACGCCACAAGGGTAGACAAACCACCCACCAGCAGGACCGCCCATTCCGGCCAATCCGCCGCAACCGTCGCCAACGCACCCAACACCCAACCCAAGCCCTGCAACAGGTTAATCAGGGTCGACTTTCGACGCAGCCAGCCCGGCTGGTCAGCAAACGCAGCATTCGCAGCCTGCACCGTCGCCGTAGCATTCTTCACATTCACCATTACTTCTTGCCTCCAATCGCCTCAATCAAATAGCCAATAGACTCATTGGCACGCTTGAGTGCTTCAGCCATGTGCTGATTCTGGAACTGAAGCAGCGCGACCTGTTCCACAAGGGTGATTCCCTTGCCCGCTGCAATCTTCTTCTCTGCAGCCTCAACCACAGAGTCGAAATTCCAGCCCGAAATCAGGTAGTTGCCGTCTTTGTCCTTGGGCCAGCCAAGCATCTGGTCGGCAACCAGGGTGACGATTTTTTCAATGCGTTGTGTGGTTTCGTCTGTGTTCTTGGAAGCGACTTTGGCTTCATGGAGTGCGCCGGCTGATTCGCCGCCAAGTAGGACGCGGTTGTTCGGCATATCGGTTTCCTTTCGTGGTTTTGGCTTGGGGGTTGCGGTTGCGTAGGCGTAGCCCTTGGGGGGTATCAGGGTTGCGAGTTGGTCGAAGGATATCCACGCACCAAAGGGGGGAAACCCGGAGTCGGCCAGCCACACGCGCCGTCCTGCGCCCTCGCCCGCATAGCCCATGACTGCGATGTAGTGGTAGACGGTTCCGCCTGCGTAGCGCAGGTTTTGGGTGGATGGGGCGACAGAGCGCGGGTAGTTCGATGGTGGGGCGACAATGTTGGCGACGACGCCGTAGCCCGCGTCGATAGAGTTGGTGATGTCAGCCCACAGCTGTTGTTTCTGTGTTGCTGTTGCGGGGTCATTCGGCATATTGCGGTGCCGGTATTGTGCTGTCGGCATGAATTCGTTGAGCACCTTGGGGAACTGACCGATATAGTCAGTGCCCCCGGTGTGAGTTCCGAGTTTTCGGGCTAGGGTGCTTTCGGCAATGAGTTGGCCGGTCGCAGAGCGGATAACAGTCTGGCACGATGCAGGCCCACAGTAATAGTAGGTGTCCTGCGCTACGGCCCCGCGAGAATAGGCAAGTACGGTTTCGTTGGTCATACCCCACAAGATGCATGGTTGTGGGGATTGTCCTAGCCCGCCAGGCCAAGGTCTCGCAGTGTTCCGAACGCCTTGTTCATGTTCTCCACCATGTCCAAAAACGGATTGGACACGTTGCGTTGCTTGCCCACCCGTGGTGTGATGCGCAGGCGTTCACCAACGCTGTCAGAGACTTCGATACCGGTGACGATGTCAGTCACGCTACGGCCCGACAGGTGTTCGTGCAGTTGCACACGGTCCCCCACTCGATAGCCGTAGATGGGTTTTCCGTTTGCCCCGCGTTTGTCATCGCCAAGCACCTTCGACCCGCCGTCCACCATCGTGAACTGGATTGTTTGACCGCCCTCCGCCTCAATCAGGGCACGCTCCGCCAACGCGGACGTGTCGTACGTGAACACGCCAGCGCTAGAGCTGGTGAACGATTCGCGTAGGTGGAATGGCCCCTCCTTAGCACGCCGATTCACATCCACACGATCCGTAAACGCGAAAATCGTATCCTCCGTCGCGTTCTTCGCCAACATGCCAAACAGCCCACCAGCTACAGCACCAATCGCAGCACCAGCAGGGCCAGCAGCAGAACCAACACCAGCACCAACCAACGCGGATGTTGCAGCCCCAGAAAGTGCAGTGATGATGCCTTGAGCTGCGAAATCAATGCCAAGGTGCATGGTCTCGGTCACCCACTCATCTGACTTGCCGCCGACCACGGCACGCACCGGGCCTGTTGCTTTGCCAGACAGGGTGATTTCCTGAATGTCACCGGATGCGGTGGAGAACCGCACATGCTCACGCTTGCGCACTGGTTCGACCATCACCATGAGGCCGGGTGTGGATGGTCGGTACAGGCCGGGGAGGTTTTCGGCCATCGCGTTGTCGGCTTCGGACCGGCGCAGGCGCACAAAGTTGTCGTCGACCTCCCCCGCTGGCTGTTCGGTGGTGTCCCTGTCGGGGCGCAGAGCTGCGTGCACGCCAGTGATGGACTCTTCACCTTTGATGTTGAAGGGCACCATCTTGCCCACCGGGAATGGTTCACCTGGCCACCACATGCGGGCTGTCAGGTTGTATTCGTGTTGTTCGAGTTGGTCGCGCAGCAGGTCGTCCATGTAGGTCATGCGTGCAGAGCAGTCAATCACTGGCGATTTATCTGCACGTTTCGACGGTGGCATGAACAGGTAGACGGGCAGGTCAGCGCGTGCCAGGTTCTCGGACAAGTAATGGTGCACCACCTGCAAAAGTGGTCCCTTGGCGTAGTCACGCTTGCCCTGCAGTGACAAGCCACGCCGGGGCGCGCAGAACGCCAGCACGTGGGAGAGTTGTAGTTCGTCGGAAACGAGCTGGCACGTCAAGGTTTCACGGCCAGGCGCGCCAGCAGCCGTATATGCGGTCACCCGTCCTGTCCATCGCCACCCGTTGTAGGACGCTGTCACCGGCACCACATCGACGTCTGCCTGCATAAGCCGTGACGCGAGTGGATGGTCGGCTTCAACAACAAGTTCGCCGGTGCCCGCGGTTAACCCGAATTCTTCCGAGAAGCGACACGAAATGTAGTGTCCGACCCGGATTGACTGGGTGTAGTCGTTGTTGTGCACCCGAATATCCAGGGGGTTTGTTCCCAAACGCTCTACCATGCTTGCTCCGTTCGTGGGGTGTAGGCAACTTCCACCTTAAAGTCTGGTCCGGGGTTGTAGGGGCGGACCACAATCTTGGTTGCACGTCCACGCGACATGTCACGTGGTGGCAGTGGTTTCGTCCAGAATTTGCGGGGGAAGATAGGTTGCAGGTCTTCCCCGGCGGTGGTGAGCATGGCGGGCCAGGCCTCATCGGTGTCGATGTAGTAGCCGTTGATGTGGTAGTTCAGGGCTGGCACGGTTGATGAATATTGGCGCAGTAGTTTTGCTGTTTCCGGGTCATGCAGCAGGTCTTCCACATCCCTAATCCCAAGGGTGGACAGGATGCCCTTGATAGCCGGGGTGGTGAACAGTTCGTCGTTTGTGAAGGCTTCCAGGGTGGGGATGGTGCGGGGGTCCGGTAGGAAGTGGGTGTCGTCGTCGATACCGATTTCCACGCCAGAGTGCTCACCGGTGATTGCCCACCGTAGCCATGCTTCTTGGTCGCCAAGGTTGCGTATTTCTGCCGTGTAGCCGGTCTTGGGGGTGAATTCGCGTACTTCCTCGAACCGTGTCCAAAACGACCGGTCTGTGGTGAACGTGACGATTTCACCGGTCTCACCAACCGCGCCGGGCATGTCGGCTTCGGCCATGTAATCGACTTCTGCGATGTTTTCCGGGCGCACGTCGATCCACCAGTAGCCCGATTCTTTCGAGACGGCGTAGAGGCGTGCTGGCTGCTTGCCACGCCCCAGGCTCTCGCGCCACAAGGTGTGCTGCCTGCGTGCCCACGCCGAAGAACGCGGATCAGCCACCCACAGTTTCATCGTGATACGACCCCGCTTATCCGTCGTCCCCCGGTACAGGCCACCGTCCATACCGACGAAGTCCTGGAAGTCGTGCTCGAACTCGGCACCCTGCAAACCTGTGGGGACTTCTGCTAAGCGTACGGGTGAGTCAGGCGCGCCGAATGCCCACCGGGTTTTGTGGTCAGCACCCACCAGGAAGAACCGCAAAAAGTCCTTGCTCTGGTATTCATCGCGCCTACGCCACGCGGTATCTGTGCGTATCAGGCTCACTTCAACATCACGCTCCTCATGGCATTACCTAGCTGTTTTCCGGCGTTGTCGAGTTGGCCCTGCAGGTACTGGCGTGGGTCATTAATCTGCACCGGCCCGTTGAACACCGCGCCCACAGCATTCTGCACAGCATCCTGGCCACGATGCTTAGCCCGGTAGGACGCGGCTTCTTCATTCAGACCAAGCGCTGACATGGATGTGCTTGCCCCGGTGGAGAAGTCCAGTTTGCCTTGAATCAGGCCAGGCAGTGCAGCGCCCACCATGTTGAACATGGACATAACATCCACGCCTAGGCGTTTGCCGGTTTCCGCCCAAATCTCCAACGACTGCGCACGCTTATTCGACGACAGTGGGATGTAGGCTTCTGGCCCATCCTCCGCCCACAGCACGGCACTCCCCTCGTTAATCGACGCTGAACGCGCATTACCAAGAATGCCACCATCAGCCATCGGGGTGACTTTCAACCCGGCAGACTTGTTGAATCGGTCCAGAATGCGTTGGGCTTCTGTCATCTTTTCGGTATACCGGCCAGGAAACGCTGACTTCTGCACCCGTTGTGCGTGCGCACCAGCATCACCCTTGTTGTAGTCTTCCTTGACCAGCTGGTCGTAGAACATGCCCGCCGACTTGGCGGGGTCCATGCGGTCAGCGGTGGTGCCCCACGCACCGTTGTTGCGCTGCTGGAACAGGCCCACACTGTCGTGGTCGTAGCCGACCGCGTCATGCGGCATCTTCATCGACGCCGGGTCAGCCGGGTTCGCGTACATCTTCATGCCAGACTCGACCAGGGCGGTCGCCAACGCAATCGTAATGCCCTTGTCAGACACGCCGCGTTTGCGTCCCTCACGGATAATCGCATCCGCATTCTTATCCCCAGACGACCCACTGCCACTGTCGCGCTGCTTGACTTCACGCTCGAGCTGCGCAATCTCCTTCTTCAGGTCTTCAACCTTCTTCTCAGCCTTAGCCACGCGCTGTTCCGCCGAAGCCTTCTGTGATGCGCTCGCTTTCGCATTCTTGTTCGTCTCATCACGCTTCATCTTTGCGATGCGTAAATCTTCTTCGGCAAGTGGGAGTGCTTCACGCTTTTCTTCGAGCTTCTTAGTGCTTGCAGCAATGCTCTTCGCCAGTTTCTTGCTGCTCTTCTCCGACGCTTCGGAGTACAGGCCGACGGCTTGGCCCCAGGACACGATATCGTCGTCCATTGCCTGGCCGGTGTGCAGAGAGTGCATCGCGGCAGCCAGTTCCAGGACGGACCCGTCGCGGAATAGTGTGCCTGCACCACCGTTGAGCTGGCGTGAATCGGAATCACTAGTGCTGCTAGTGCGTGTTTCACTATCGAAGGGGTCTGCGCCTGGTAGGTGGTAGAAGTCGGTGAAGTTTCGGCCTTCCAGTGGCCCGGCGCCCTTGTTGATAGTGAAACCACCGCCGGTGTTGCCGCCGGATTCGAGGTAGTCGCCGGTGTCCAATTGCATCGCAGCGTGCCCGCCGCCTTGCCCACCGTTAAGGAACGCGACGCGCACATCACCAAGCGCACCCTTGCCCGGTTTGAACCCTCGCTGCTGCAGCCACGCTGCCATACCAGCGGTCGCGGTACGCCCAGCCTTGAACGGGTCATCCTCCCCTAGCACTGTGTTAACTCCGAGGGAGACAGCGCCGGAACAGTCCACACCAGCGGGGGAGAACCCGCCGAAAATGTATGGTGTGCCGTCCATGAACTTGAGCTTCTGGACTACCCCGTCGCCCGATACGACCGCGCCGTTAGCAAACGCGACGGCTTCACCCTCGTTGGTGACCAGGTTGTAGCCGAATTGGGTGGCGACCTGGCTAAGAATACGCGTCGACCGGTCACGCTTCACCGGAGACAGTGGAATGTAGGCTTCCCCGCCGGTTTCGGACTCGCCGTGTACGCGGTAAGTGCCGGGTGGGGTGATGGTGGCGACGTGTGCGGGTTCCTTACGTGGGCCGCTCATTGCGTGGTTGAGTGCCCTGGTGGTGCCACCATCCGCGAACGCCATAGCCCGCTGCGCCCCGTCGTAGAGGCCACCATTCGCGTCGCCACGGCTGAAAATATCCGTGATACGACGCGTAATATTCACGACGTGGTCGGAGAAGGTATTTATCTTCTCTGGGGACAGGATGCTCTTAATGTTCGCCGCGGTCTCATTCGCGTTATCGGTGACGATGACACGCCCATCCGGCAACGTTGTGGTGGTGATGCCAAGGTCGTTGAGTCGCTGAATATTTTCAGGTGACGTATCAGTGATTTGGACATGCCCCGACGGCAGGTTCTCCGTCGTAACACCAAGTTCCGTCAGCTTCGACAGCGTTTCCGGCGCGGTATCAGTGATAGCAATATGCCCATCCGGCAGCGTGGTTGTTTTGATGCCAAGGTCAATGAGTGCTGCGCGGGCTTCGACGGTGTCGTCGAGTACCTTGACTTCACCCTGTGGGATGGTTTTTACGTCTTGGCCGATCTGCTTCAACCATTGCGAGACCATGCCAAGGTTATCGTTGACGTAGAGTTCACCGGTCATTCGGTCTTCGACGACAGCTTTAATTTCTTGCTGTTTTCCCATGATGGTGGACAGGTTGTCTTTCATCATGAGTTTGCCGTCAATCTCTGTGGCAAGCCCAAGCTCTGTAAGTCGCTGCTTGACTTCAGGGGTGTTATCGGACAGGTCAACACGCCCGTCCGGCATTGAGGTTGCCTTTGCCCCGATTTCGTCGAGCATGGCCATGATGTTCATGCCGTCTTCAAACTTGACCTGCACTTTGCCTGTGATGGGGTCACGTTCAACTGTTGCGCCAAGGTCCAAGAACTGTTGCTCCACGGCGGGGGCCATGGAGTCCACCACAATGGTTTTCTCATCTGGCACGGACACAATCGAATTGCCGAGCTGTGCCATCGCTTCACGCGTCAACTCCGCTTGTTCACCAGCATTCGCGATAGCACGGCGCATGCTGTCGGCTTTGGATGCTTCCATCTGCTGCGACAGTGTGCCTACTTGCTCACCAAGGGTGATCGCGGAACCGGTGGTTTCCTCCATCTCTTTCGCCAGCGCGTTCCACAAGCCTTGGTTGCCTTGCCAGCGTCCCCACGATGATTGGTTGATTTTCTCCATCGCATCCGCATTGCCCATCAACGCGGAACGCACATCCGTGGCTGTCACACCAGCCGACTGCATGTCGTCGGCCATTGACTGCCAGGTTTTCGACCCGTTCATCGCGGTTTCGAGCGCCTTGTTCGTCGCGCCTTCCACCTCACGCATCGCAGCAGCGTTGCCCATGACAGCGTCGCGCACGGTGGCCTGCGCAATACCGAGTTCACCGGCTGCTGAGGCTGCGCCGGACTCTTCCAGGCGCTTGTCGACCAAGGCTTTTGTCTGGTCGGTGATGGCGCCGGTAGTGCTGTCCATTGTGGAAGCCAGCTCTTTTTGTGCTTGCTCATGCTCTTGCTCTGCCTGCTTAGCCTCCATGTGCTTCGAAACCAGGAACCCAAGCACGGTGGTCGCGCCCATGATTGCCAGTCCCCACGGACCACCCAGCATGTTGATGATTCCACCAACGCCAGACTTGAACCCAGACAGGGCACCATTAGCGACACCGCTGATTGCCCCACCGAATTGCTGCATGCTGCCCTTGGTTGCGCCTGCTACGCGGGCCATGCCTCCGAGTTGCTTTGCAGACGTACGGGTTTCACGCCCCAACACCATCAGTGGGGTAGCGCTTGAGCGGAACGCAGCAGCCATTTTCCCGCCCGCACCGTCAGCGGACTTGGCGTAGCCGACCCAGTTCGACAAGGACTTTGCCGACTTGTCTAACGCGTCCGTCCACCCCTTGCTGCGCGCCGTGAGTGTCAGCAGGCCTGCTGCGAGCACCGGGGTGGGCACGGAGGTAATCGCTTTCGTCAACCCTTGCAGCAGGGGTAGGGACAGTTCCAGGCCGTCGGACAGCATGCCAAGTGCAGCGGTCGCCATAGGGATCACAGAGGTTGCCGCTTCACTAATCGCCGGTGTGAGTCGTGCCGACCACTCTTGCGCCATCGGGCCGACCACGCTGCCAAGCTGGTCAACCTGGCCGGTGATTTCACTAATAACGGCGGGGGCTTCGGCAACCAAGCCTGTTGCAGCTTCTGCACCCATACGCCCGAACGCTGCACCAAGATTCTTCAGCGAACCACTAAGGGTGTCGCCCATACGTTTCGCGCCACCACCAACGTAGCCCTCCATCGCGTCGGCAAAGGTCTTGAAATCAATCTGGCCCTTCGAGACCATGTCGGAAATCTCCGCCGACGTTTTCCCAGTCTGCTCCGCCAAAATCTGCAGCACCGGCACACCACGGCCCAAAAGCTGCATCATGTCGTCGCCCTGCAATTTTCCGCGTGCAGCAACAGACCCGAAAATCAGGCCCATATCAGCCATCGACGAACCCGCAATAGCCGCGGTATCAGCGACCGTGCCAAGCACACCCTCAAGCTCTTCACCTGGCTTAATGCCAGACGCCACCATCGACGCCGCGGTAGTCGCAGCTTCACCCATACCAAACGCGGTGCCCTTGACGGATGCGAGTGCGTTATCCATGATGCTTCCGACAGCACGGCTTGAGTTGCCCAACGCTTCAAGTTTCGCGGTCGCCTGGTCAATCGAATCAAGACGGTTGAACCCCTTCACCAGGCTAGTGCCAATCGTGCCGACCACGGCGGTACCAGCAGCAGCAGCGGTGAACTTGGTGAATTTCGCAGCGGCGTTAGCGATACCATCGCCTACGTGTTCAACCGATTTTTTGGCTCGTTCCGCGTCCGGGGTGAAGTCCTTCGGGAACTTAATCTTCGATGACGCGGACGCAGCCTTTTCCGAAGACTTTGCCAGGTCGTCGGTGGCTCGTTTGGCTTTCTCAGCACCGGACACGTCGGCCTTGGTTTTGATGGTGAGGTTTTCCACCTTGTCGGCGGATTGTTTCACGTCGTCGAGGCCGGTTTTAACCCTGTCGAGTTTCGCGTCTACGCCGTCGTCTTTGATGGTGATTTTGGCGTAGAGTTCGCCAAGGTCGAGTGCCATAGTTATTGCTCCTATGTGGTGAGGTTGTCGTGCAGTTCGAGTGCCCGACGTAGCCGTGATGGGCGGTCGATGATGTCGAGGATGCGGGCTTCTAGCCAGGGCCAGGTGCGTGCGTCTAGCACGTCGGTTTCGGTGTCGATTCCGTAGAAGTCGTGCAGGTCGAGTGAGAGGGCGGGCCAGTTGGTGAGGATGTCAGCCCACGCGACTTTCCCGGTTTCTTCCTGTTGTGGTGGGGGTGCTTGGTTGTACCACAGGCGCAGGCCCGTGTCTGGGTCGTAGTCACCACCGCCAGGGTCATCCGGCCCATACGCGCCAGGACGTGGGTCATACGGGCCGAAGTACCCATCAACTAGCGTTTGCGCTTCTTCGGCATGTTCTTCGGGGTCGGTCCCTTCGGTTCCGTCTCCACCGCCGCCCGTTGCGGGTCGGCGGTTAGCCCTTTTCCCGCCGACTCCCAATAGGCCACACCAGCTTTCTCACCGATTCCGTAATACAGGACAGCGGTAATCCCAAGGTGTGTTGCTTCATCCCAGGTCACACCGTTTTCCCAAAGCTTGTCCCAAAGTCCCCCCACGGGGAGGCCAGATTCTTCGAATGCTGTACCGCCGAAGAGTTTGTGAATCTCTGCGAGGTCATCAATTTTGTTCGCACGGTCGGGGTCGGCCATGATTGCGCGGAGTCGCAGGCCGTCGCGGGCGGACGGGGCTGGCACCTCAAACTCGGTACCGTTAATGCTGGCGGTCATGTTGGGGTTGTAGAAGTCGCGCAGTTCACGCATGGGCACTCCCTAGATAGACGAAACGGACGATGTCACCGACATACAGTGACACCGCCCGCCTATTGTCCGAACCGGGTACTAGCCGGTGGATGAAACCGAATCGCCAGAGTTGGTGAAGCCATTGTCGCCACCAGTCTTCACGGACTCACCCTTAGCGTCCGTCACCGGCTTAATACGCGCAGGCTTACCACGCGACATCATCGTGAAGCTGAACGCGTCAAGGTCTTCATTACCGCCGTCGGTGTCCGTCCACTCAACGGAGAATCGGCCCTCGTAGCCTTCATCGACGCCGTCGGTACGCCAGCAACGAGCAGCGATAACGTTACGCAGGCCCATCTTGCGGCCCACCTCACGCAGTGCTGCCTGGCCTGGGTCCTGCTTAAACGTTTCGCCTGCGAGTTCGCCCTTGCGGAACCCCTCACCCTCGAACGTCATCTGCAGGGCGGTTGCGATCTGCGACTTGTAGCCCTCCGAGTCAATATCGGAGTCGTCCTTCATTGTCGGGGTGGTCTTCGGCGCGAACTTGGACAGGCCGCGGACGAATACCCACTCGTCCTTTTCGTTCTTGACCTGGACAGCCCAATCGCGGGCAAGTGTGGATGCAAGGTCAAAGCTTGCTGGTGCTTTAGCTACCATTGTTTTTAGTCTCCTGGGTTGAGTGTGAAGGTGTAGGAATCGGCCCGCGTCCAGCGGCCTTGTGCGTCCTGGTCCTCCGGTCCCCGGAGGTGACGAATGCAACGTAGAACTGTGGTGGCGTTGTCCAATTCGAAGTGGTCACGGTCGTGCAGCTCTTGGTAAATCTTGTCGAGTATTTTTCCGGGGGAGTGTGGGTGTCGGTCACCGCGTGCCCGGAATTGAATTTTCAGCGCTGGGGTGGACGTTGTGCGTCCGAAGTCAACGACGGTGTCGTAGTGGTTGATTGCGATGGCGTAGCCCGCTTCGTCTGGGATGGTGCCAAAGTAGATGGCTGGCGGGGTGAATGTTTTGTAGACACCTCGAATGTTGAACTGGCCAATCCCGCACTCCGCTAGGTGATTTGCCAGGTCAGGCAGAAAATCAGGAAACACCGGCGGTTTATGTTTACGTGTCATTTAAATGCCTTCCTTACTTCCTCTGCGATAGCTGCACGAATCGTTGGGGCTGCCGCCGTCATCGCGTTTTCCAGGTATTTCGCTTCCCCGCCGCCGGGGTGATTCCACCCGATTTCTTCATGCTGGCGACACGCGTACGGGGTGTTGTATGACACAGCAGCAGTGTTTTCGCCGTCGGTGGTGACTTTCATCGAGTCGCGCAGCGTGCCGGTTTCGACGGGGGTGCGTGAGACTGCTTCATCGCCGAGTAGTTCGCCGGCTGCTTCTGCTGCTGACAGGATTGCGTCATCCAGGTTGTTAATCGCTTTGTGGCCTTTCCAGTCAAGCTTGGCCATATGGTCCTGCCTCCGTGTATGGGTCGCCCGGCGCGGTGGTGGGCACGTTGCACACGAACTTTTGGTGGTTCGGTAGGTTCAGTTCAGCCCCGTGGTGCACGCTCTTGGCGATGATTTGCCACGGCCCCGGCTCGAACGGTTCCGGCAGGGTGAGTGTGTCCCCGCGGTCTGCGACCACTGCCAGGGGCGCGTACACGATGGTTTCCGTGGCGGTCACCTGTCCAGTTGGGGTGTCTTGGCGCTGCACCGACTGGCGCACGTGACACTTCACCGGCAGATCATCCCCCGCACTCACCCCATAGGGTGACGCGCCACTACCAGGGTGAAACACTACTTCCTGGGTGAACCACTGCTTTTCGAGGTCTTCTACTGCACCCATGGGTGGCCCTCCCACAGTCCAGCAGCATCCAGAATCGTCAACGCGGTGGGTGCGACAGCTGACGCGACCAACTGCCGGTCACGCACAACAGAATCAGTCTCATACGAGATGGACGCGTCCCCAATGCTTGATGCGGACACCGCCCCACGGTCAGCATTCACCCCAGGCTCCACACCATTTTGCACCCACACCCACACCTGTTCACACGTCGCGTCACGCAACGCTTCCACAATGCGCGGGTCTTCCGGCACACCATCCTTCCCCACCGCAAACCTAGCCCGTTTCACGGTATTCGCCACCCAGGCCGACGCAACCTTCAACAATCGGTCAACATTGCCCGGCGCGTCTTCCCCCTTAAACGATTCGTAATCCTCACCAGTCGCAAACAGTTTCACTTCATCCTCCCTGTAGATAGGCGAAAAGCCGGGCACCAATACGGCCCCGGCTCCCCGTTTCCCTCACTGACTACGCAGCAGCCCCAGCAGCAGCACCGACGGTCACATCAACCGTTGCGATACCCTCTGGGCGCACAACCGACGCGCCGAACACGTGCAGGCCACGAACGATGTCGCGGAACTGCTTCGGGTCACGCAGCGCCTCGGTTTCAAGAATCTGCGATGCGAACGCGAATGCATCCGGAACACCAGCAATCAGTTTTTCGGTCACCGGGGTCTTACCGGTGCCGCCCGTCTTCTGGATGTTGTTGGACACCATCACGTCGAGGCCAATGACTCGACCAATAACACCGTTGCGCAGACCATCGGAGGTGCCGGACTTGTCCACGGTCGTGAAGCGCGGGTCGTTCAGCAGTGCCGAACGCGTCTTCGAACCAATGACAACCCAGCGGCCCTCGGTCGGGACGGACTGGTCGTCCAGGCGCTCGGACAATTCAACGAGTGCGTCGTAGGCGGTCAGACCTTCGGTCACACGGTGCGGGTCGGCCTTGATGATGGTCATCGCGTCGACCTTGTTCTTAGCGTGCGCACCTGCTGCGAGCACCTTAGAAAGGTACTGGTCAGCCTGGTCACGCAGCTGGATGCCTGCACGTTTCGTGGCCACGCCCTGAAGGTCGCCAGCAGCCTGCACCTTGTCAACGTCGTCCACGCCGAACGCGAAGTACTTGCCCTGGTCAATCTTAATCTTGGTTGGGGTGGTGGCGAGGTTTTCAACCTCAATGTCCTGGCCCTTGTTGTAGTCCTTGATGGTCAGGTCGTTGAGGGTGTTGATGGTGACGGTGTCACCGACGCCGGTAATCTGGCCGTAGTAAGAGGTGGACGCGATGCCTTCCTGGCCGAAGATGAGCGCCTTTTCGTAAGGCTCAACAATTGCGGCGTTCCAGAGTTCGGGGATGAAGTCCTTAACAGACATTGTGGTGCTCCTTTAGCTGTTCAAAAGGTGATTGAGTCGCCCGTCGCGGTAGGCCTTGTTGATGTCTTCGGGGGACATGCTGGTGAGGTCGTCGCGGGTAATAGGCTTCTCACTTGTCGTGTTGGTCGGGTCGATGCCTGACTTGCCGGGTGTCGCCTGGACTAGTTCGGGGTTTTCGTCGATGGCTCGTTTGACGGCTTCGGACACCTGGTCTGCGAAGTTGTCATCTGTTACGTCTACGTCGGTAAATGCGTTGTCCAACTTGAGCACTGCTGTCAGCAGGCGCTTATTTACGTTGCGATTACCGATAGCGGCGTTGATTGCTTCAGTGCGTTTGTAGTCGTTGACCTGCGCTACGAGTTCGTCGATACGCTTTTGCTGTTCGCTGGTCTTCTGATTCGCAGCGTCCAGCAGGGCTTGCGGGTCTTGTTCCTCTTCCCCACCAAGTCCCAGCACCTTGGCGAACTCGTTGACTAGCTGGTCGCGTGCCTGGGTGGCAAGTTCCTTCTCGCGGGCTGCTGCTTCTTCGGCTGCGTGCTTAGCCTTGTTGCGGTGCTTAGCGTTTTCGTCGCGCAGGCCGCGGACAAGGTCCTGTGCCCAACCTGGCAGACTGTCTACCGTTTCCGGCTCTGGCTGCTTAGTGGTCGCTGGCATATTAGCCGGTGACGGTGTGGCCTGCTCGACAGGTGCATGTTCTGCCGTCTGTTCTGGGGTGTGGGTGGTGGTGTCGTTTGTCGCCTGGACTTCGTCAGACACTTGTGTGCTCCTTAGTCGGGGTTGGTGTACCCCGGCACTGTCAGTGATCCGTCGCGTTGTCCAGTAAGGTCACAGATATGAAGACACGCCTGCTGCCCCTTGTTTTTGTTCCCCTCGTCGCCCTCGCCGGGTGTGGTGATGGTCCGATGCCGTCCGCCCAGTCGTCCGACGCTAACTTCCCTAGCCAGGCCGCTCCCGAGTTTGACACCAAGGTTGAGAACGATCTTCCACCTAGCGATGCGCTTGTTTGTGATTCTCGAGTCGTTCGTACGTCGGAGCATGATATCGCCCTGGCGCGGGTTGCAAACGTAGATGGCGAGCGCACCTTCTACTTTGCGCCGCAAGCGAGTACGTATAACTCGTACGACTTCTTCATTCAGTTCGAGAATGGCAGTTTTTGGGTGTCTGAGCCGTCGTCTGGCATTCACCGCGCCGTGGTTTCCGAGGGTTCTGACCAGGAGGAAATTCCGCTCGCGTTGTCGTCGTCGTTTCATACGTATGGGTTCACGGTTCCGGCAGACGTTGAGCAGCGTCTAGGTGCTGTCCGCTTTTATAGCGCGTCGGTGAACGGCGAACATGTCGGCACCTGCATGAACTCGTAATGTTGCACCAATGTGCAACATGGAGCAACATTAGATACATGGAGAAAACACACGACCAGCTACTCGCAGATGCCGTGCGAGCGCATGAAGAATTTGTCATAGCCGTCGAAGAGGCCCGCCTGCGACGGCAAGTCGCGTTCCGGGCGGCTACCACCAGTACGGTTACTGGCCGAGAAATTGCAGAAGCAACCGGACTATCGGAGTCAACCGTTAGCGCTATTAAGGCTGGTAAATACTAATTGTTGCGAAATATCGCAGACATGGTTTAAAGTAAAGGGCACCGGGCCACTACACCCGGTGCCCTTAATCATTTTGGCTACGGCGGTGCTACCAACACCCCGTGGCGTGGACTCAACTGATTGGAGTTGAATCATGGAACAGTTTCCCATGCTGCCCGATACCGGCGCAACTGACCTCATTCCCATCGAGCGTGCCGGCGACGACTACGCCGTGATGGGCCGCGATCTTCACGACTTCCTCGAAGTCACAACGCCATACCGCAAGTGGTTCCCGCGCATGGTGGAGTACGGCTTCGAGCAGGGCCAAGACTACGCGGACAAAATTGTCCGGGTACCCGACTCGTGGGGCCGCGAACACGATGCAATCGACCACATCATCTCGTTGGATATGGCGAAAGAGATCGCGATGATCCAACGCACCGAACGCGGCAAGCAAGCCCGCCAATACTTCATCAAAGCCGAGAAGCAACTACGAGCCGCAGACACCGCGCCCGCCCACCGACTCCCCCAGGACTACGCCAGCGCACTACGCGAACTCGCCACCGCCGTCGACACGGTCGAAGCACAACGCGAAAAAATCGTAATCGACGCGCCCAAGGTGGAGTACCACGACCAGTTCATCAACGACGACGACGTGCTGTCGTTCCGCACCGTCGCCAGCAGCTTCGGAATCGGCGAACACGACCTGCGCCAACTGCTCATCGACCGCAAGTGGATCTACCGCGAAAGCACCCAAATCTACGACAAACAGAGAGGACGCTGGCGCACCCGCAACCGCTACAGCGAGCACTACAACCACAAACCGCACTTCCGCCGCGTACTCCACCACGACGTACCAAAGTTCAACGGCGAAGTCATGCACACGCTAAAGATCACCCCGGATGGTGCCGCCGCGATCCTCGGACTCCTTGACCGCATCGCCCGCGAACCGATCGAAATGGAGGAGCTGGAATGGGCATCGTAATCAACCTCGACGACTGCCGTCCCACTGAACCGATCTACGGCCCGGAGCCACGCTTCGACACACAGATCATCCAACTGTTCCCGGAGGAAGTCGCATGACGATCACAATCACCCCAGCCCAGGAAGAACGTATCCGCAGCGACGAAACAACCCGCTACATCGACCAACTGCGACTGCGCTACCACCAAACCAACGACCACACGGAGCGTTCACGCATCAGTGAGATGATCGGAGCCGCCGAATCAGTGCTGGCGATATGGACCACCCCGATGGAGTGCTTCTGGGACGAGTAACCCGCAGCTAATCGCGACGCAGGCCGAATACGTCTGCGTCGCGTTTCGGCGGCGTGTAGTCGACTGTGACACGGCCACCTGGGAATTTGAGTTGTTCGCGGTGTCGACGCCGTGGTAGGTCATGCTCTGCGATGTGGTCACGCAACTTGGCTTGGTAAGCGTGTTTGCGTTGCCTAGCTTTCGCCAGGGCTTCATCGTTGACGGCGGCGGCTTCCATACGCTTTGATGCGCGTATTTGGCGTTCGAGGTAGCGCTGTTTCTGGGTGGCCTGGTAGCCCTCATGGTTTTCGTCTGGTTCAGGTGGGGTCAGGTCAGTAAAGCCTGGGACGTAGGCGCTAAAGCGGTGTCGGCAGTTGGGGTGAAGTAGGCCATTGTCGACGGCTTCATCCAGGGTGGCTTCAACCGAAACAATATTGTCCCCCACACGGTGCGTACCAGCCGAATACTTCCCAGACAGGCTAAGCACCTTGCGTTCATAGGGTGCGCACACGGGGGCAGGGTTGGGGTGCGCAGACACAACAACGAGGTCCACCCCGCGTTGCACCATCGTGTCAGTATGGCCCGCGATGAGCGCCCGTGTGGTGGCTGTGCGGGTCGCCATTTCTGCATACGTGTCCAGTCCCCATTTCCGGCCAACGGAATCAACAAAGAACCCCATGCCTTCACGTGCCATGCGGGTGAAAGCGCGCTGTGCCGCCTGGTGCGTCGTCATAGCCCCAGTGATGCTGTACCCGGTGGCTTCTTTCACGATTGCGCGCCAAATATCCTCGGTGCGACGCAGAATCTGGCGGTGAACAGCAGTCATCGCGGTCACCGACTCTGCAGCAATGGCCTGCACCGCCATGTTGTTCACAGCTGTTTGTGCCCCCGCTGCTGGGAACGCCCCAATACTTTCCAACTGGCCTAACTCTTGTTCAGCCTGCAATACACCACGAACGTAGGCTTCATCGACGGTGCGCGCCCACAGTTCAGGGGAACGCTTCTGCAGTTCGGCTATCAGCCCGTCTACCCGGTAGCGCTCTTGGCGGATAGCTAAGAGTTGTGCCATTGCCCACTCGGGTTCCTCACCTGTTTTAATCAGTGCGTCGCGGATGATGCGAATCAGGTACAGTTCGGCGCGTTGGTAGGTCTCCACCACCTCACTACCAACGTTGGCTAGAACCTCTGGCCGATACATACCGACAGCCTACAGGTATGGTTCGTCTGGTTTGGCGAACAGTTGCGGGTCGAACTCCCCCACCTGTTCCGCCTTGATACGCTCCACTTCCTGGGCTTGCATGTCTGCGTCCCATTCTGGCCACTGCATCGCCACCTTCGTTTCGATGGACGCGGAGCGGGCAGCATCCAAAGCTTGGATGGTGGTGGCGCGGTCTTGTGCGGTTTCCTGCACGGGGCGGTCCATCTCGATGCGGGGGGCTTCCACGTCGAGGGCAGCACCGTGCATGATGCGGTCGCGCAGCATAAGCGCAGTCGCAGCAGCTTTCAGCCCGGAACGCCAGTAGGCGGACTTGGCAGACCAGGTTTTCATGGATGCGTCGTAGCGGGCTTCAATCTCACGCGCCGTCGGATTACCACTGGTGGCGGTATCCAGACCGAAGCTGGCGGGGCTGTAGTTGGCGCGCTGGATAATCTTGTCCGTCCAGGCGGTAGCAGTATCCAACATATCCTGGACGCGTAGCGTCGGCGCGTAGACCTCAATTCCCTGGTTGCCGTCAGGTCGCCCGCGCACCGGGGAGAACACTTCACGGTCGTTGTCGAAGGATTGGCCACCACCAAGGCCGTGCGATTCCAGCATCCAGTCAGGGACGATAATCTTTTTGCGTGACAGGCGAATCTCAGCGCGAATCTCTGTCCAGACTTCATCCAACGCGTCGAACATTGGGAAAAGGTCCGCGGTCAAATCTGGCCGCCCAATATGACGCAACTGACCATGTTTGCGGAACCCAACAACCGGCCTAGCGTTCGGGATATAGCCCGCGGTCAGGATGTCGATGCCGGTATCCTGGCCTGATTCCTGGTCCACTTGTGTTGCGAGTGCTTCGGTCGCGGGATGGTCATTCAGGGGGACGATGCGGCCAACATCGTTTGGTTTGCCCTCCATGAGCCGGTAATTAATACGGCCCCGGCTGTGCTCTGTGAACAAGCGGTAGGTGTGGTTGTTGCGCGGTGCGAGTTCTTCACAGAACATCACAGACTGCAACTTGCCATAGGCGAACGTGGGCCAAACGTTATCCGCGTCGACCCAATCAATCCAAGGGTGGTCAGACACATCGGTATCCCACATGACGCGCCAGCCAACACCGCCTAGCGCTGCGCATGATTCGGCAGCGATAAGCAACTGTGCGGGGAATTCGTCTGGGTTGAGTAGGTCGTCGAGGTGGTCCTGTACTTGTTCGTCGGGGTGGGTGAACCGTGGTGGCCGGTCAAACAACAGCGTCGCACTGGTGGCTGCGATATCGGCGGCTAGTGGCATGTGGACGCGGCGGTCCTGTTTCTGGTCAGGGTTACCCCAGAACCAGCGTGACATGGTGCCAACGACTCCACCGGCGTACTGGGATGGTTTGTACTTGCCGTGGTATCTCGATGACAGTTGGGATACGTCGCCTTCCCACCACATTGCTGCCTCGTTGACCATGTTGCGCACTGGTTCCCATTCGGTCATGGGCCATGCGGTGTGGGGCTTAGGGAATGCCATTAGGTCTCCAATACGCGGTCGAGGAGTCTAGCCCACTCCCACCTGGACGAATAGATGGCGTAGCGTAGCGCGTCGGTGTAGTCGTCTTTGTCTTTGACGGGTGCTTCGACTCCACGCTGTGCTGCTTTGTCGTCCCAGCGGTAGCCGGGTAGCTCACGAATCAGTTCTGTACATGTTGTTGATACGAGTAGCTGGTCATTGTCCAATAGGGACGCGACGGTGCGGATACCATCGAGTACGGCGTTGTCGGCCTTGGCAAGGTTGGGGTGATGGTCTTCCCATAGTTGGATGTGGAAGCTTTTTGCTGCTGGGTCGGTGTATGTCCATTCCGGTTCTGGCCAGTGTTGCTTCCACTGTTCACGTTTGGTTTTGAGGTCGGCGGATAGTTTCGCGTCGGTCAGGCCGGTGGCTGGTGCCCATTCGTCCAGAACGTACAGGCGTGTCACCCCATCATCGCCAACGCCTACACCGAGTAGCATTCCCGCGGTGGGGTGTGTGGTGCCGTAGTCAATCCCCAACGCCAACGTACGGTCAATCTTAGGCATGTCAGCAGGATGAATAGTGTGACGTGTTTCGTCGAACATAGGGAAAATAGCCCCTTCAGCCGACACCCACAGCCCAAGGATGAAGCGTTTGTACCACAGGCCGGTGTACTCGCGCTTGAGCGCGTCCTTGTACTCCTCGTCCAGACTGGGGTTGTCGTCCATCGTGAAGTGCCAGTACGACCAGGTTAGAATCTGGTCCCCCTCCGGCGTATCAGCGTCGAAATGCATAGTGCCAGGCACCTTGGACAGGTAGTCGGCCAACAGCCAATGTGCGGGGGAGTCGGGGTTTGTGGTGCCCCATAGTTTCGCACCTTTGACGGACATGCGCGCCAACATCTGCTTGAAGAAGCTCTTGTTCAGCACGGTGATTTCGTCACCGAACGCCCGCCCAATCGTCATACCACGAATGCGTGACTCTGAACCTTCATCATTCGCGCCGATGACATGCACTTTCTTCCCGAAGATGTGCGCTGTCGCAGCACCCTGCCGGTACCGCACGAACGGCCTAAACGGCGCGAACACGTCCACGTTCTCTATCGGCTCGAACACGTTGCGATAAATCGAGTCGCGGTTCTTCCCGAAGATGACAATCGACCCCTCGCCCGCATAATTCGCAACCTCATCCAGGATAATCCACAACCAACCAAACGTTTTACCAGCACGAACAGACCCGTCGAAGATATTCACGCGGCACTGCGAATGCTTCACACTCTGACGCTGCTTCACGGACATGCCGACGGCCATTAGTCCACACTCTCCCTAATCGCGGTCATCATCGCCGACAGTTCATCGCGTGCCACTTGCTCCCCACCATCGTCTTCAATACGAGCAGTCCCTAACAGTTCGGTGCGCAGCTGGTCGTACCTGGCTACCACCATCGCCGCCTTATAGTCACCCTTGAGCGCTTTAGGTGCCCAACGGCTAATCATCATTTCGTGCAGCGCTACCTGATGGTCGCGGTATTCGATAGCCTCTTCGGTGGGGAGGTCTTGGGCGTAGCGCTTAATGTCAGCCCGAACAGTCGAGATGCTAATACCCAACTGGTCGGCAATTTCCGCATACGATAGCCCGATGATACGCAGGTCGCGTGCTTTGCGTGCACGGTCCGCGATACGTAGCGCTTCCCTGTCTCGATGTTTGCCTGGCAAAGGTGACCTCCCGGATCATTCAGGTTGCCACGCTACGTGCTGGTGATGTTGTCTAGTCATCGAAGGGTTCGTCGTTGTTCGCCCAAATATCGTTTTGCGCGAAGTGCAGCATTCCTGTTGCGGTGATGTGGGAAAGGCCGGGGGAGGTGTAGGTGCGGAGTTCTTCGTCACCGTCGATGTTTTCGCCGCGGATGACAAGGATGTAGTCGGCGGTGAGTGTTTCGGTGTCGCCGGCTACGTCATCGGTGTAGTCGGTGATGATTTGTTGGAGGTTTTTGTGCATGCCTTCCCCTTTTTTCGTCACGTTACGCTAGTCCGCAGGTGTAACCCTCTGCCCGTAATTTCGTACGTAACAGTTTTGCTTCATCCTCTGAGTCGCACTCAACGAGCAAGTTGTAGTTTTCTGGCCCTGTGTCGGCGGGCATGTCTGGGATGTCGGCTTCATCTGGCGTGTCTAACTCTTCCAGCAGGGTATCGAGTTCGTCGCGGGTGAACCCGGTTCCCTCAAGGTCGGGAAACTCAGTCAACATGTCAACAAGTGCTTCCACATCATAGGTAGCACTGTCGTTCGCCTTGTTGTCAATCAGGACGATGTTGCGTGCTTGGTGTTCGTCCACGTCCACCCAGTGCACATCAATCTTCTCCCACCCCAACTGTAAAGCAGCTTGCCAGGTGTGATTCCCCGCCAGAATCGTATTCGCCAAGCCAGGGGCTTTCGTCCCCTTGTTCACCACAATCGGCTTGTACTGGCCGTGCAGCTCCAACGAGTCGGCAATCATACCCACGTCGCCCCGGCGCGCATTACCGGGATACGGGTTGAAAATCTCAATAGCTTCAAGCGCCACGACCTACTCCCCTCTCTTCGTGCCTGGATATTTGCGTCGCACATTGTCTTTGATTCGCTGCTTTTCCTCTTCGGTGAGTTTCATGCCAGCCCAGCGTCGCTCATACTCACGCCGTATGGCCTCTTCCTGGCTAACCCGCATAAGGTGTGGCAGAGACGGCAGTATCGGACCAAGCGTGTTCACGAAGTCAACCAATTCCGCAACCATTGGAGACGGCTCACACTCTGGAAGCACTCGGACATTGTTTGCATCCACCACGCCCCATACCTGCGCGGTCTCCACCTCGCCGTTAGGGTCCACCTTGTCGTTAGGATCCACGTGGTCAAATGCCCAACCGCCAATAATTCTCCACGGTGTGGGGTGCTCCATCACATACTCCATGAGCTGCTTAAAGTCCACGGCTTACTTCATCCCCCACTCATTAGCGTGGTGCCTTTTGATTTCGTCGCGTGCCTCGGTGAGCTTTTCAAGCAATTGCTCTAACGCGAACGGGCGTAGCCCGAGATGCACGCCACCCTCCTTGTTGCGGAAGTCGATACGCACAATCTTTTCCGCTTTGGAACCGAATCTGGTTTCATCAACGCCGACATCCACCCCAGGGATAACCCCTATCCATTCTGGGTGCTGGTTTGCTGGTGTGGGGGTGAGTAGTCCTTCACCTTCAAGAATTGTGGTGGCCATGCTTGCAATGCTTGGGTCGCCGACAAGTCCAGTCAGGACTTCTTGCACCCGGTTAACGGTTTCTGGGTGTGGTTTCATGCTTCCTCCATGTGTTCGCGCCCATCCAGGCTGTGGTGGCCGATAACAAAGTTGACTGTACCGTCGTCGGCTTTAACTGGAATGACTTCAGGACCACACGCACAATCCTCATCGTGCTCATGGGCGACGCAGTCATCTAGCGGGATGATGTGAATATTCGGGCCATCACCCGCATAGACTCCCCACTTGTCAGCGGGGTGAACGTCAAGCTGGACAGCCGTGTAGATGAGTCTCACGCCGAGCCAGGCGCAAAGTTTGGCAAGCAGGTTTCTCATTGTTCTCTTTCATGGTTGGTGTTTGGGCTTCCCTCCGTGGGGTCGAACCACGTCTGTCGCATTCAAAGTGCGGTGTGCTACCAGATACACCAGAGGGAACTGCGCTCCCCCGCATGGAGTCGAACCACGACTTGCAGAACCAGAATCTGCTGTGCTGCCACATACACCACGGGGGAATGTGTGCCCTGTCCAGGGGTCGAACCTGGAACCCACCGGTTAAAAGCCGGTTGCTCTACCAATTGAGCTAACAAGGCGCACGCAACCCCGGCCACGTAATCCGCGGTGTGGACGGGGTGCGGCGGTGCTGCTACAGACAAAGGAACTTCTCGGCGCTCGTACCACAGGGCGCTTACTCCCATTCGGGAACCCAGACTGTAGCTGCGTACCCTGTTCAGGACTCGAACCTGAACCATCCTGTTTTCGGATTGCTCTGCCAAATTGAGCTAACAGGGTTCCCCGTCAATTCCCCAGGTTCTACGCCTTGACGGTGGCCTCAATGCGACTGCTAACAAGTCTGCCTGGGTCGTGGTGCGCTAGGAATCGAACCTGCTGCCGTCCGGTCTGACTCCACGGCGCGCACCTGTGCGATTTGTGCAGGTCACCCCTCGGCCGGATGCGAGAACGATGACGGTGTCTTGGGGGTACCTTGTAAGCATGAGTGGAGAATGCTTCACGAATCACACTGCTGCAAGTCTACCCGTGTGTGTTGCGTTAGGCAATGTTTTTGGGTTTGCGTTGATACTTTTCCCGCCACCCTAACGCGGACTGGTGCTTCGGGTGCAGGGTGGCGAGTTTGCCTTCCCGTTTCAGCCTGGCGTAGCAGACGCGACAGTACCCGCGGGCAACATGGGTGACGATGGATGCATCGAGACTGATTTTCTTGTCGCGGGGTACCATTTCCCGGTGGCATTCACGGCAGTGCTTTGGGGTGGGGGTGCGTTGTTTTTTCGCCGGTGGGTACACCCCGGCCAGGGAATAGAGTGTGTCGGTGTTAGTTCCGTCGAGCCACACCCCGGCCTGAATGACATCCACCGCGGGCGCTTTACGTTCCCCATCCAGCGTGTCACCTGCTTTGAGTGCTTCTGCAGCACATTTCATGCGTAGTGGGCAGTGGTGGCACATTTCGAGTGCTGCTGTGACTTGTTTTTGGGTTGCGTGAGCGGGGTTGGTGAATTCTGGTTTTCCCTCGCATGGTGGACGCACGCCCTCAATGTTGCCCTAAAGTGTTGTGTTGGGCAACATTGATTGTGCTGCGTATGTGGCTTATTTACCTGTTGAGCCGAACCCTCCGGCCCCACGGGCGGTACCGTCCAACGATTCGACAGGCTCCCACGGGTCAGTGTTGACGGGGACGATAACCAGCTGACAGATTCGTTGGCCAACACCAACTATCTGTGTGTTCGTCGACAAGTTCCGTAGCACGATTCGGACTTCCCCGCGGTAGTCGGCATCAATCACTCCCACCGCGTTCGACGGTGCCAGCCCGAGTTTGCAGCCCACAGACGAACGGACGAACAGCAAACCAACATGACCTTTTGGTATCGCAACCTTAATGCCGGTACCGAACATGACAGCCTGACCAGGACTGATAGCGACCTTGCCTTTAAACCCCGCGCTGTCCACAACACTGTGGGCGGTGAGGTCAACCCCCGCATCGGTGGGGTGCGCCCTGCGCGGGGTTGGCACGTCCGGGGTAAGTTTGGCGTATTTGATGGTCATTTGATTCTCCTTGTGATTCTTGCGGTCCAGCCCTCGTTTTCCCGGGCTGCTGCTTCTTCTACGGCGGCATCTTGGGTGCCCCAGTCGGTGTTTTCGGCTGGCAACCAATCCCCGCCGACCCCGTACCGTTTGGGCACCCAGATTTCGCAAATGAACTGTTCCATCGGTCTAGAACAGGGTTGGTGCGACAGTGTGGAGTTGGTCTTTGACTAGCCCCATGACTTCACGCATTTCTGCGTCCGCATCGGGGGCTGTGCGACGCTCGATAACTTCATGCCATGCTCGCAGATTGCCGGTGACCACAATCTTTGTTTCCACCATGTTCGGCAGGACGGCGCGGGCAGCTTCACGGGCTTGTTTGCGTGGCATGTTGAATTTGCCAATCAGGTAGCGCACAAGGGTGCGATATGCAGCGGTGGAATGTTCCATGCTTTTTACTGCTGGGGCTTCCACCCACTGTTTACCCCGGATTGCTGGGGGCATCACAATATCCGCGTACGACTCATCTACGAATCGCTGCGAGAGTTGACTGTATGACAGGTGACGGTGGCGGATCAGTTCATGGGTGAACGCACGTGAGACTCCCTCGATGTAGACGGTGGCTGTTGCGTGCTCTGCGATTGACCAGTGCTTTTGCTCAAACAGTGTGCGGTTGAGGTAGTCCGCATCTTTCGCAGTTTTCTTATTCGGGCGGTGCATGGACTGGTAGCACACACGGCCTGCTAGGACGGTGAGGTGTTCCGCGTCGGTGGTGCCTCGCTGGCGTGACATGATTTCTTTTGCTTGCGGTGTGATGGTGGTGTGCGCAAGCAAAGTGACTTTTGGTTCAACAATGTTAGGCATTGGTTTCCTCCATTTGGGTTATCAGCCCGATGTAGAGCTGGGTTAGCAATTTGGTGAGTTCGAGGTGCGTGAATGGGTCAATGTGTATTGATTCAAGGTCTTGCATCGCCCAATAGAGTGCTGTGGGGAGTGGCTTCAACGTTTCGCCTCCAAGCGTTGTAGTTCACGGTTGATGTACCAGCTGGCCTTGCGTAGGTCTTCTACCTGGTCGGCCTTGTACACGCCGTCGATACGGCCAGCTGTACCTATTTGGCGATGTCTTTGAGCCTGTCCAGGGGTATGCAGCCGGAGGCCCCTGCCCGGTTGTGCTCAGGACTCACCCTGATTTCGTCGTCCTTGCATTCGGGGCCTCCGTAGATGGCTCCAGCGATAAGCCCGCCGAGGATGATGCCGACCCCTAGTGATGCTGCGGCGGCTGCTGCGAGTTCCCCTATGCCGAGACGGTAGCCGCTAGCGAGGCGGTACCCGCCGGTCCCTCCGAGGGCTATAGCCGTCGCGATAATGGACATGAGAATGATACCGTTCATGGTTACTGCTGTTCCTCCACCTGGCCGGTAGCGTCGTGCCTGTTGTCGCTGGTCGGTCGGTACACCCAGTACGGTGACGGGGCGAAAGGTACGTCTGGCGGGTAGTGCAATGCACGCTCCACGGTGCGCAGCCACCGCCACCCGTGCTGATCGGTACGCACCGGGTACCAGGCGAACCATCGCTGCCACGGGCCGTAGGCGCTTCTGAAAAACGGGAGTTGCCGGGGGTCGATGATGTCGCTCACGATGCCGCCTCCGTATACGTGTTGACGATTGCTTTCAGGTCATGGTCGGTGGCCGGTCGGTCCCATACGGGGTGTGTGAGCCATCGGCGCAGTGTGTGGGGGACTTCTTCGACGTTGAACCCCGGCTGCTGCGACGCTTGCAGCAGTGCGAGTGTGCCCATGTGGTAGCGCATCATCCGCTGACCCCACACTTTGCCGTCGGGGTCTGGTAGCCCAAGGAGTCGACGCATCTGCAGATACTTCGCGCCATTGGTCTCGATAGCCCCCGCCGTATGAGTGCAAGTCCCGCGCTTCTTGTCGAAAACCTCACGGCCTGCCAGCGCCTGCCTTGCCTCACGAATAAGTGCCCGCTGCTGCAATGCTTCCTGTTTGCTGTCCATCTATCCCACCGCCGTAAAGTGGCGCAGCCACTCCACCGAGACCGGCAGGAATAGCCACAACGAGCAGCAGAACGCAAAAATATTCACCAAGACGTATTGCCGATACTTCCACCACTTCGACATGAGCCAGCCAAACATACCAGCAGCAATTAACACGTCCATGGCGCCCCCTCCTTCTTCTCTCTCATCTACCCCACCGCCTTGATTTTCACGTGCGCCCCTTCGGGATTGGCTGCATCCGCGTAGCGTTTTTGGGTGGACCATGCGACGATGCGGGAATCATTCGCCAACACACCGGCGTTTTCCAACCCGTCACCTAAGGCGCGCTGTAGTTTGTCGCAGTCCGGTTTTACAGCCGGGGTGGCGAACCGGGGACGCTTCGGCTTCGGCAGGTAAAACGTGGCTTCGACATGCACCGGCGCATCAATCGGCGCACCCTTATACGCCTGCTTAGCGACTAACTGAATGGTCTGTGACCAGCGCCTAAGCTTCGGATTATCATGCACCATCACCCCACGCGCCACTTGACGCATCGACCCTTTAGGCACAGGCTCACCGGGGATGAACATCTCAATGCACCCACCACAGGTACGGTTTACTAGTGGTGTGCCAGTAGCCACATTCACAGTGGTAGTAGCGGATTGGCGTGTGTTTTCGTCTGGCTTCACGCCACTCTTTACCGAGGGCTTCATCTGCTTCGTGCTCCGTTCTGTAGGCCCGCTTGTGCGGGTGTGGACAATTGTTGTGGTTGGTGGGCATGGGGTTACTGTTCTGCCTGGTCAGTCACGGCGTGCCTCCCTGTCTTTGCCCGCCCAATAGATGATGAGGTCGCGCATCGTCACTTCACCCGCGTGTGCTTTCTCCCACGCCCAGGCCGGTATGGGTGCGCCACTCATTTCCAACAGTTTGAGGTCGGACGGTAGGACGGTTCCGCGTGACCAGATGCCAGCGAATGCGGCTGTGTGTGGTCTCACCGCCAGTAGTTCGCGTGCGAGTTCTGGCGCGAGGGCCGTGAGTTCCGCATCTGGCCCGTGCATGATGCCTAGGTATTCGTCGCCGCATTTGATGAGGCAAGAATCATCTGGGCGTTTCTCCCCATCGTCGTAGTTTCGGACCGCCCGCCACGGCCCGGGGGTGCACTGGTCCACCAGCTCACGCAGGCGGTTGTAGTCGATACTCATTAGTCTTTCTCCGTTTCCTTTCGTCTCTGTTTCATCGCGTTTCATCGCTGCTCATCGCTGCTCATCGCTGCCCACACTGCCTGCTGTCCGGCGTGGTTTGCTGCCGCGAGCAGTGCCCCGGCAATGTTTTCTGCTTCAGCACTGGTCAGCACCACCCGGAACGGGTCATGCTGGTGGCCGTGCCCGAACATCACGACGTGGCCCCCGCTGGTGGCACGAATATCACCTATCGGCCCAGCGAGGTACCAGACCGCCCCGGATGGGGTCATGCCACGCGACGGGGCAGGCAACCCTTTATGGATGCGCAGCACTTCCCGTGCTAGCGCCGGTGCAAGGGCCGCGAGTTTCGCGTCAGGGTCTTGCATGATGCCCAGATAATCTCCGTTGAAGCTGCGCATCATGCGTGATGTGTCAGGCCGTGGTTCTCCGTCGTCGTATTCGCCCACGACTTCCCACGGGCCGGGTGAGGTCTTGGCCAAAAGCTCTTCCAACCAGTCATAATTACTGTTCATGCGGTCACTTCCTGTATCTCGTCGTTGTCGTCAATCCACCAACATTCGGGGCACAGGTCACGCCCGTTGATGTGCTGCCAGTCCGGCAGGCATTCCCACAACGCCCACCTGGGGGCCACCGCGTTCCACTGGTCGTACTCCGTTTCGCGGTGCCCACAGTGGTCACACACCGCCTGGTAACACGTCACCGTCTCGTACACCGGGGGCGCGTGGTAGTCGAACCAGGATTCATGCACGGTCTCGCCTGGACCCATGAGGACTTCGGTGTTCTCGGAATTTTTGCGCCCACACTCGGGGCACGTCGCGTCGCGGCACTCCACCTCAACTGTGCTCACGCCGGGGCCTCCTGCCTATTGCCTCCCAGAACAACTGGTCGCGCTTTTCACGCCGTTCTTCCAGTAAGGCTTCCGCTCCGAGCGTGTACATCCGCTCCATGGTGTCGCGGTAGCGCTTCGGCATAATCCTGTAGACCGCGACCCTGGACAGCCACACCGCCAGGTCGAAACGAGTCTCATCAACAAAGGTCATGATTCCTCCTGGTCTGCGAGCAGTTTTCCTTTCGCGTGCTTCGCAGCGGCGAGCAGAGCCAGGCCCAGCCACTCCGCCGTATTCGCGTCCAGCTTGTCGCCCCAACCCCGTCGGTCTGTCATCCACACTCGCCCGCTGAACACGGCCACCCACGGGCGCGTCAAGCTTTCCGACACGTGCCACGCGGGGCTATGCACATCCACAGGCGGATTAACCTCCGGCACGGGCAACACGACTTCCACGGTGCGGGCGCGTCTATCCGCGTACGCCATGGCCTCACGCCACGTGTCAAACCAACGCAGGAACTCCACCCCGCGCCAGGTGTCAAACCATCGCACGAGCTGCACACCGCGCACGCTCTCCGACGATTCGCGGTAGACAGCCCACACATCGGCATCCCGGAGTTTCTTCACCACGTGCTTCACCATGCGCCACCCGCCCTTAGCCCGTCATGCTCTGATGTGCCCACTGGCTGTGCTTCGATGAAGTCAAGCAGTTTCTCCCATTCGGGTTGGTCTATCTGTTCTAGGGCGTTCTGTTTTTTGCCCTCCACACGGCGTAGGTACACCTCACTGGCTACGTCACGTGACAAAACAAACCTGGTCTTAGGGGTCAGCTCCGACCAGTGCTCAATCACCCACCGAACCGTCATCGAGACAATGTAAGTAGCGCTCCCACGGGCGTAACGCACCGCGCTCACCACCAAAAATTCATCATGCGGGGTTAACGTGATACTCATTCTGCATTCTCCTTGTTCGTCGCTGCGTACTGTGCTGCAGCTAGCAGGTTTTCCGCCATGCGAACCGCTTCCACCGGGTCGAGCAAGTACACCGTCCCGTCGAAGTCCAAACTGACCGTCGATCTATCGCGATCCCCATACACTCGACAGACCCTCATTCCACCACCTCCACCGGCCCGATAAGCCGGTTGGCTAGCTGGTAATCCTGCAGGCCGTGATACCTTGCGAAAGACACGGCCGAAGCACGCGTCGGAAACCACGCCGCCTCGCCCTCGCCGTAAAACCAACCTTTATAAGCAGGCACCCAAAACTCGAACCCGTACGGAGTCTCTCGAGCTACCGTCCACTCGGTACGGAGGCTGCGTAGCATCTTCAGCGTGTCCGCTACGTCGCTGCTGTCGGCGTAATCAAGCCCCTGTGCTTCTTCTGGGGTCATTCACCCCACCCCCAGCGCAGCACCGTCCATGGGCCGTAGGTAGACATCATTAACGATGACTGATTGGGGCTTATCCCGCACCATCCTTCATTGCCGTAGTTTGTCATAGGCGCAGCCCCCCGGGCCACAATCGTGCCCTCCGGCGCGTCCTCAAAATCCTGCTCAGTCTCAAGCACAGTCGGGTGTTCTGGCTGGTCAAGGTCAACATTTTCATTAGATGAAACAGTTACCTCACGCAGCTCGTATCGTTTCCCGTTCGGGGTCAGCCTGTCTGGATGCCACGCTGCATTGCTGCACATGACCAGCCCAGACTCAACATCATCAAGCCACATCATCACCACATCATCACCGTCCGGGGTAGTCGCCCCCGCTAGGTGATGGATGTCGTGCTCCCAGTCAATCTCAGCCATCGTCGGCTTCGGCAGCAGTTCAAGCAAAACTTTCGCCGCCCTAAATGCGGTGGAGTCTGCCACGTGGGACGAAGCCACCCTTAGCGCCCACTCCCGGACCTCACTGTAATCCTTAGTCTGCATATTTTGTGTTCTCCTTGTCCTCCACGGACCGCACCCACACAGGGCCGGTAACCTCAAAAACTTCATCGCTAGTCATCTGCACCCCCAGGTAGTCGGGGTGGTTGGTTTCCCACTGGCCGTCCCACCGGCGTACTGCAAGCCTCGCGGGCGGGCACACCCACCCAGGCCGTGAGGAAGCCTCCGCCACGGTCCCGCACGGCGCAGCCTCAAAATCAGCCGGGCATGTTAGCCGTGTCATGCTGCCTCCTCCCCGCCCGTGAGTGTCACCTTGGACAGCGCTAGTTCAAGATTCCGAAGTAGTTTGTCCTGGTCATCGTCTTCAAACGCTTTCACCGCGTGGCCTAACAGCCGGTTGAGTTCGTCCACCAGCTCCCCCGGCGCGCCCGCCTGCTTCGCCCGCGCCAGTTCAGCACGTGACTGCTCAAGCTGGGTCGCCAGACTGTTCACTTTCGACTCAGCTAGGGACAGCGTGGTTTTCAGGCTGTTCACCTGCTGCGTGTTTTCATCACGCTCACGAAACAAACGCGCCCGCATTTCCTTACCCTGCTCCTGCTCACGCGCCAGCTGCTGCGTTGCCTCGGTGAGTTTCCGGTTCACCCCGGCTAGCTCTTCCTCAAGCTCACGCACCTGTACCGTCTCAGCCGGTGATGCACCATCACCCAGGACGTGACGCAACAAAATATCGTTCTGCGCGATAAGGTGCTCCAAAAGTTTGTCACTCACTTCACACCCCCCTGCTGCGACCACACGGCTGTTTGCCCGGCTTGGAACCCTTCCTTGTATTGGGTGTCAGCGCCGGTGCTTCCTAGCCACATGCCGACGATGATGGCGGTGAGTACTGCGAACCTGTCTTTCCCTTTTAAGCGTCGCTCAATAGTCATAGTGTTCACCTCCCTTTTAGATGTAGGCCAGCTGCGACAAAACAGCCGGTGGCAGTAGTGGCCAAATGATGTCGAGCGCAATCTGTGTGGTGATGGTGTCCATTAGTCGTTCTCCTTTTTGCGTACGTATAGCCACCCGGCGCGTACCGCGGCTTCGTAGCCGTCACCTAAGAGTTCGCCGGTGTTGATCCGCCAGCGGTAGACGTTGCGGGTGCCTGGTGATAGGTCTTGTTGGTCGGGGAATGGTAGCCACGCTTCTTCGGCTGGTTTCGCTTGAGCTTTCTGGTCAAGCTGCTTTGCGAATTTTTCGTAGCGTGATGTGCGGTCGTAGTCGATGGTTGGCAGTTTCATCGCCCCACCTGCTAGTTGTTGTTGTTCGCGCCGTTGTATGCGTTGCCAGCACGCTTCGCGATATAGCTGTTCGAGTAGGACGACGGCACGTTGATCGTGGCGGTAACACTGTTATCTGACACTTCGACGTTGCAGCGTTTGCCCTCGTCGATGTCGAGGATGGAAAAGCTCCGACCGTTATGGAACGTGCCTGAGCAGTACGCCATACCTTTATCGGTACCGGCGGTTTTCGTTTTAACAGATGTTTGAAGCTTCGATCCAAGATCGTTAGCAATCTGCTCGCAGTTAGACATGGATGCCATTAGTTACGCTCCTTAGAATGGTGGGTTTTGTTGCTGTCCGGCCTGGGGCTGTTGCTGTTGCATGCTGCCTGTAAACCCGTGTTGTGCGTCCTGCACACCCCACCCGCTTGGTTGCTGTCCGGCCTGGGGTTGCTGTGCGGTGGTGGTGCCCTGTCCGAAAGCGCCAGCCCCGCCGGAGCGTTCACGCTTAGTGATCGTCACATCGTGAAATTCAATGGACACGCCAATCTGCTTCACGGTCATCACCACGTCAGTCTGTGGGCCTTTATCCGATGCCCACTCTTCGGCGCGAATCTCACCAGACGCGATAACACGATTTCCTTTGCGCAGGTTCGCTACCACATGGGAGGCCATGCGCCCCCACACCGTGCACCGCACAAACGTGACGGGTCCATCAATCCAGTCATCGCCGGACTTTTGACGCTCCGACCAGGCGATAGAAAACTTGGCGTACTCGTTGCCTTCGCTGGTGGTTTTGAATTCGGGGTCGCCGGCTAGGTTGCCGGTCAAGGTGATTGTTGCCACGGTCGTGGTCCTTTCCTGGTTGGTGGTTGCCGGTGAAGCTCACGCTCAGCGGCTTGCGCGGGTTAGTTCGTGAAGGTGTGAAGCACGTTGCCGTCGGCGTCGCAGGCCTCCCACACCAGGCCACAGGGGGTTAGGGCGAAGTCATCGCCGAACCCGGAAACGTCGTAGCCGTCCGCAACGTCGGCGTACAGGGTGATGATGGTGTCTGTACCGTGGTCCCATGCGTCGTCAATCAGGGCGGCGTAGCCGGTACCGAAGTGCTTTGCGACGTACTCGATGACATCGCCCGTGATGTGGGGGACGCGTAGTTCAGCGGTAACGCATGCGACTGCACTGTCGTGGTCCTGTGCCTGCTGGCACATGAGGTCGTAGCCGCGTTCGATGGTTGCGATGTTGTTCATTGTTGTTCTCGCTTTCTTGTGGTTGGTGGTCATCCGGTGGCAGCCGGTGTTTCTGTCTTTCATACTACACAGCAATGCTGCTTAACGCAACATCCCAACGCAACATTAATACACCCATCACCACCCCCGCCTATCCACCGCAATACGAACAGCAGCCTCACACCCCACACACCCCACACCACGCACACCGCCCGCATGCTTACGGCACCGCGCATCCGCTGGGTCGTCCACTAAAAACGGGTGACCAGCCCAAACGTCGCCACTAAACCCACTGGGGGCACTCGATGTGACCTTTTTGTGTCGTGGGTCACTGGGTGGGTATTGGGCTAGGTATTGTTGCGCAATTTCGGTGTTGAGTCCACTGGGAATTGGGGCAACATTGAGGGTGTGGAGTTTGTCTGCGATTGCTTGGTTGATGCGGGTTGATGCGGTGGTGTGCAGTTTTTTGATGGCGTTTTTGAGCACGTAGGTTTGGCGCACTGTTGGCGTGTCTTCCCACCAGGTCAGGATCGCGAGTTCTTCGGTGTCACGATCAACCGCAATCATGCCGGCATCTTGGAGCTTGTCGACGGCTAGCTCGATGTCGCCAGTCGTGAGATCCCCTGTAAAGGCGGCTAGGCGTGCTGGGTGGTAGTCGAGCGTGCCTGCGGTGGTGATGTCGGGGTGCGACCAGATCAGCAAGTACACGAGTTGCGTGGTGTGGCCGAGGTCTTTGAATGCGGGGCGTGACCAGAGTGCGGAGGGTAGGCGACGGTAGTAGGTGGTCATGCTGCGTGCTCCTTTGGTGGTTGGTGGTTGCATTTTTCTGCTGGGTTGGTGCCTTTGCGCCAGCCTCCTTCGCAGTAGGGGCAGTTGTCGGCGCGCCGGCGTTCTTCGGCGCGTTTGGCTTCGGCTTCGGCGTTGGCTTGGGCTTGTTGTTTCTCGAACCAGTGGCGGGCTTTGGCACATCCTCCGCATGGTGGCGGGTTGGGGTTGCCGACGTGTCGTTGGCAGCGTGGTTCGTTTGGGGTGCCGTACACGCCCGGCGCGACTGGGGTGTTGATTTCCTGGGCGTGAGCGTCAGCGAGCGCGTCCAGGTTGTCGTAGTTCGTTGAGGGGGTGTCGTTGCCGGCGTTCAGTGATGGTTCAGTGATCGTTCCGTGAGTGGTCACTGATTCGGTGTCTTTCCCTTCCCTTCCTTTCCT